CTGGCTAGTGACTTTGGACGTAGTGTGAGGGACATTGTGAATGACGAGCAGTTCCAACGTATCTTCAAGGGTGTGTCCCTACGAAGTGATGTGAAGGCTGCTGGTAAGTGGAAGACGAATCACAATGGCTCTTACTATGCTGCTGGTGTACGCTCACAGATTGCTGGTCGTGGTGCGCACCTTGCACTACTGGATGACGTTATGTCTGAGGAGGATTCATTCTCAGAAGCAGGGCGTAGGTACATCAAGGAGTGGTGGCCTTCAGGTCTACGTACACGTCTGATGCCGAATGGTGCTATCATTATTATTAACACACGGTATCACTTTGATGACTTGTGTGGCTGGCTGCTGAAGCAGGAGAACGAATTAACAGAAAACAAATGGGAAGTAATCAGTATACCTGCGTGGCTGGACGAGACTGCTGCAGACTTACTTGGGTTGCCTGAAGGTGGTAGCTATTTTCCTGAGTGGAAACCAGATGAGGTATTAAGAACAGATGAACAAGAAATACGGGCTAGTAATGGGTCTAGGTATTGGGACGCTTTGTACATGCAAAATCCGTCACCAGATGAAGGTGGGATTATCAAGAAATCGTGGTTTGAGTGGTGGGAGTATGAAGACCCACCGCAATGCGAGCTTATTATCCAGACTTATGATACAGCCTTCTCAACAAGGAAGACGGCAGACTACAGTGTCATCCAAACGTGGGGCATCTTTCACCAAGTCGAAGAGGATGAGTTTGGTGTAGAGTCTGTTGTTCCTAATCTTATATTACTTGGTAATGTAAAGGATAGGTTCGAGTATCCAGACCTACGGCGTACAGCACAGTTCCTTTTCCAACGACACAAGCCTGACATCTGTATTGTAGAGAAGAAAGCCTCTGGACAATCTTTGATACAGGACATGCGTAAAGCTGGACTGCCTGTGTTAGAATATATGCCAGACAGAGATAAGGTATCTCGTGTGTACTCTGCAACCCCGATAATGGAATCAGGACGGCTTTACATTCCACGAGGTAAGGAGTGGGCAAAGGATTTATACGATGAGTGTCTTGCATTCCCCAACGGCGCACACGATGACCAAGTGGATGCGATGACGATGGCGATACACTACATGAAGGATAGCTGGAACGTAACACACCCCGAAGACCCTAGCTGGGAAGATGATTATAACCCAAGAAGACAAAAGAGGGTTGGATACTGGAGGACTTAGTGTTATAATAAGCTCATCCGTAATTTATACAAGGAGGAAATAGTAATGCCTGGTTTACTACCACTAGCTTATATGGCTTATAAAAAAGATAAAAAAGAAAGAAAAAAAGAAAAAAAAGAAAAAGCTAAAAACTTAGCTATGTCTCCAACAGCTTCAGCAGGAGTAATGAAGAAGGGTGGCAAAGTTTCTAAAGCTAAAAAGAAAAAAGGCGGCGCACCTCACAACAGATTGTATTAAAGGAACACTAACGTGGCTACAGAAAAAAACCCATATGAACAGATTCCAGCTGATAACGTAGTACAGATAAAGGTAGATGAACCAGTATCTGCTAACGTGTCTTACGAAGTTGACCCAGAGACAGGAGAAGTAGAAGTAGACTTCTCAGCAGAGGGTGAAGAAATTGAAGTTGAGATTGAAGTTGAATCTGAGTTCTATGAAAACCTTGTAGACAAACTAGACGAAGCTACTCTTGAAGAGATTGGTCTTACAGTAATAGATAAGTTTGAAGCAGACAAGGATTCTCGTGCTGAATGGGAATCTATGTTTGAACGTGGCTTTGACCTACTGGGTTTGAAACTAGAAGATACTACTGAGCCATTTGAGGGTGCGGCTACTGCTGTTCACCCATTGCTGATTGAGTCAGCTGTTAAGTTCCAATCAAAAGCATCACAAGAATTATTCCCTGCAAAAGGACCAGTGAAGGCACAGGTGCTTGGCAACGCCACACTGGAGAAACAACAACAAGCTAATCGTGTCCAGAACTTTATGAACTATCAGGTTACAACACAGATGCCTGAATACTTCGATGAGTTCGAGCGTATGTTGTTCCACCTACCTTTGATTGGTTCTTCTATCAAAAAGATTTACTATGATTCAAGTCTTGGTCGTCCTGTTAGTGAGTTTGTTCCTATCGACCAGTTCTATGTGTCTTACTATGCCTCTGACCTACGCAGAGCAGATAGATACACACACGTTATCTATCGGAGTCCTGTTGACATAGCTCGTTGTATGGAAGCAGGTATGTATGCTGACATCGACCTTCCTAATGCTGGCATACCTGAACTATCTGGTATGGCATCTAAGATGGATAACGTATTAGGTTTATCACCAGCTGGAGACAACGACCCTCAGTATGTGTTGCTTGAGCAGCATTGTTACCTTGAGTTGCCAGAAGATAAGATGCACGAAGGTAAGACTGCTTGTCCATATATTGTAACAATCGAGCAATCAAGTGGTGCTGTATTATCAATTCGCCGTAACTGGAAAGAAGGGGATGAGCGATATGAAAAGAAAATGCACTTCACTCATTACAGATATGTTCCTGGTTTTGGTTTTTATGGGCTGGGGCTTATTCACTTCCTTGGCAATCTTACTATGTCTGCCACTGCTGCTATGCGGAGTCTTCTTGATGCAGGTCAGTTCGCTAATCTTCCAGGTGGATTCAAAGCTAAAGGAGTACGAATCGTGGGCGACAACGACCCGATTGCTCCGGGCGAATTTAAAGAAGTTGAGTCTACGGGTGTTGACCTTTCTAAAGCTATTGTTCCTCTTCCCTTTAAAGAGCCTTCTGGTACTTTGTTTAACATGCTCACTTTTGTTACGGGGGCTGGTCAAAAATTTGCAGACTCCACCGAACAAGTAATTGCAGATAGCGGAGGCTATGGTCCTGTTGGTACAACAATGGCATTGCTGGAAGCATCAAGTAAATTCTTCAGTGCTATCCACAAGCGGCTACACAAAGCACAGGGCGATGAGTTCAAGATTCTTGCTCGTGTTGATTACGAGTATCTTCCAAACGAATATCCATATGACCTTCCAGGTATTCAAGAAAAGATTTTTAAAAAGGACTTTGATGGCAGCATAGATATTATTCCTGTGTCTGACCCTAACATTCCTTCTAATGCGCAACGTATGCTACTTATCCAGATGGTGCAGCAGATTGCAGCACAGTCTCCTCCTGATATGTTTGATATGGAAGCAATCAATCGTATGCTTCTTACAACGGCTAATGTACCAGACGTAGATAAGCTAATGCCACTAAAAGAGGAGGCACAGCCACAAGACCCACTGTCTGACATTAAGGCTGTTAATAAAGGGAATCCTATTAAAGCATTCAAAGGGCAGAACCACGATGCACATATGCAAGTCAAAGGTGCATATATCAGAGACCCAATGAACCAACAGAACCCAGCATTCCAAAAGGTAGCTGGTGCTTTACAAGCTAACATCTCAGAACACATGATGTTGAAGTATGAGGAGCAGATTGAAGGCTTGGCTATGCAAGCAATGCAAGACCCACAGGCACAAGCTATGCTTGCTCAAATGCCTGACCCTGTATCTGCAATGCAAGCACAAGCTGCACAACAACTCATGCAAGCTAATATGGCTATGGCTCAACAGCAGCAAGCAGCTACGCCAGAAGCTCAAATGGTACAGCTTGAAGCACAACGTCTTGGTATTGAGCAAAGTAAAGTACAGGCAGGTCTGGCTAAAGAGCAGGTTGATGCTGCACTGAAGCAACGTGACCTTGACCTGAAGGAACAGAAGATTATTCTTGATGCACAGAAAGCTGGTGCAAGTGAACAACTTAAAGATGTTCAGAAAGAAGAAGACCGTAATAACAAACGTGTCCTTAAAGCTATGGACCTGATTGGTGACTTGGTTAAGGCGCAGGAGGCTAATGAGATAGAGGAGTCAAAAGCAGTTGCAAATCTTTTAATGCAATTCATTAAGGAAGGTAAAGATATTTGACACTCTACGAAAACTTAGTTAAAGAACTTCAAAAAGAAATTGATGAAGTAAAAAATTCGCTTGCATATGGAAGTGTTTCGGATTATCCTAGTTATCGTGAAGCTGTTGGAGTAATCAATGGCTTTGAGATTTCAATTAGTATAATTAAAGACATTACCAATAGATATATTGAAGAGGATTAATATGCAAGCAATTTCTAACGCAGTAAAAAACGATGAATGGATTACAGACGCTGAAGTACCTGACCCAGAAGTTCTACCAGAAATTCCAGGTTACAACATTTTGGTTCGACCTGTATCTGTTAAATCTGAAACTAAAGGTGGAATTATTCTACCAGACTCTCTTAAATCGGATATGGCTTACCTCACTACAGTTGGGCGTGTCCTACGAGTGGGTAATCTTGCCTATGCTGATGACAAGTTCAAGGGTCGCCCTTGGTGTAAAGAAGGTGACTACATTTGTTACGGCAAGCATAGCGGAACTAAATTCTTTTATAAGGGTATTCAGCTATTGCTTATTTTCGATGACGATGTTAAAATGGTAGTCGAGGATTCAAAAGATTTAGACCCTACCTACAATTTATCTCAATAGCACTATTGTGAGATAACAACTTATAGTATATAATATATAGCAACAGCGTAATTCGTCTTTTTCGCTGTGGACGTTAAAAGGAGCAGAAAGATATGCCACAGACTGAATGGTCTACTATTGAGCCTACTAAAGGTGAAGAACAAGAAAAAATAGAATTTGAGATTGAAGGACAAGAAGAAGAACAGCAACAACCAGAAAAGGTAGAAGCTGTAGCCCCTCAATCAGAAGAACAACCTGAAGCTGCCGAGGAAGAAAAAACCCCAGAAGAACTTGAAGGTATTGAAACCTCTGGCGCACAAAAAAGAATTAGGCAACTCGTCAAACAAAAAAAAGAACGAGAAGAAGAAATAGAAAAGCTTGTTGCCGCTAACAAAGAAATGCAGGTAAAGCTGCAATCTCAAGAAGATGAATATAAAAAGGCACTAGTTGATAATGCTACATCTTCTGAGGGTCAGGTTCAAGAACGCCTTGAGCTTGCAAGAGATGCTTACAAACGTGCAGTAGATAGCGGAGACTCAGACCTTATCCTACGAGCGCAGGAAGCTTTAAACTCTGCACAACAAGATACAATTCGTTTTGCTGACTATAAGAAACAACTAGATTCTTATGCAGTACAACAACCACCACAACAACAAGAAGTACCTGTCCAACAACAGCCTCAACAACAGCAACAGAACCCTACTTATGAGGGTTACGACATGAAGGCAGTACAGTGGGCTTCTAAAAATGAGTGGTTTAACTCAGACCAGATTATGACAGCTGCTGCTCTTACAATTGATGCACAGCTAAAAGAAGAGGGTTACGACCCTACTGACGATGAATTTTACGAGGAAGTGGATAAGCGTCTTGCGCAAACATTCCCTCATAAATTTGGTGGCAATACTGCTACCAACCCCGTGCCGCAGGAAACGTCACAACCTGCTCAAGTGGTCGCTGGAGCCTCACGCACTCCATCAACCTCATCAAGCAAGAAGGTTAAACTCACACAAGAGGATGTCCGTCTAGCAGATAAGTGGGGTATATCACTTGAACAGTATGCAGCCGAGAAGCTCAAAGTTGAAAGAGCCGAAGGTGAGTATACTACAATTAACCGATAGCGTGGAGGAAACCCAATGACAAGTAAAAAAACACGTGAGACCCAGACTCGTGAACTGGAAACCAGAGAAGAAGAAACATACGAATACCGTGAACCAAACCTTTTAGATATTCCTGACTCTGTAACTAAGCGTTTCAGTAATGATGGACTAACACTTCGTTGGATACGTATATCCCTAAAAGGACAGGATGATTACACGAATGTTGGTAAAAGACTAGCCGAAGGCTGGGAGTTTGTTAATCTGGATGAAGTACCTGAAATGGCCCATACTTCAATGGTGAAGGATGATGGTCGTTACAAAGGTACAATCTGTCGAGGCGATTTAGCCCTTGTCAAAATGCCGAAAGGTAAAGCTATGGCTCGACAAAGACATTTTGAAAACGCATCTGCGGAAATGGTACAAGCTGTTAATTCACAACTTGAGAATGCTAGTGACCGCCGTATGCCAATTTCAAACTCAAGTAAAACCAATGTAACCAAGGGTCGTTCGCCACAGTTCGATTAAACATATTAGCCTTGGTTATACATATTAGGAGATAAAAAAATGACTGCAACATATAGTCCTAATGGTTTGACTCCTACTCGTATTCGTGGTGGCGCACCTAACAGTCATGGTACTAATGAGTACCCGATTGCTTCAGGTCAAGCAACTACCATTTATACAGGTACTCCTGTCCGTGTATCTGGCGGGACCATTCAAGCACTGACCTCTACTGGTCAAGCAACGATTGGTGTTTTCCAAGGCTGTCGGTATGTAGAAGACGGGGAACAGAAGTTCAAATCATATTGGCCAGGTGGCACATCTGCCACTAACGCTGTAGGTCTTGTAGTAGATAATCCTGCTCAAGTCTACGAAATTCAATGCGATGCATCAGTTACTGCTGGTGCTGTCGGACAAACAATGGCATTCACTTCAATTACTACAGGTTCTACCTTTACAGGTCGTTCTGGTGCAGGTGCTGACGGTTCTACCGTTGCAGCTACTACACAAGACCTTAAAGTTATCCGTGTAGTGACGAACCAGGTA